CACACAATCCCGACAATCCTGCACTGTGCCCAAGCCCATTGCCACCCCCGCAAATATCCCATGCTCCTACGTCGCCCATGCACCGCCCAATCACCCCACGCATCACCCCATGCCGTAGCTCACGCCCCCGTCGCCTATCGCCTAGCCTATCCCCTTCCCGCCCTGTTATAAATTCCCCTATTTCCGCCAGCTTATCCCCTATTATCAAACACTTAGGGGGGTAGGTCAAGCCGGAGGCGGGGGGTTGTATACGGGCTGTTTATGGGCATAGCAGCTCCCTGCGTGTGCCCTTAATCCAAACTGCTACCCCGATCCAGCCAAAAGTAGGTATGAATGTGCTAGCAGTTTGGAAGGGATAACTGCTAGGAGTTGGGAAAAGTGGGGCTTCGACAACGCGCTTGACGGGTCGGGCGAAAAATGGCAGGGATGAGGGATAGGTCGGCGATGTAGAGGTAGTTATGACAGAAGTTCCAGAAGGGTTTATAGCGAAGAAGGATTATTACTCGCTTGATAGCGAGCGGTATCAGGGTATTGGGGCGGCGAAGGGCTATGACCAGTCTCATGCTCGGATACAGAAGACCCGATACACACATGAGGCTATGATTGATATCATCATAGCCGAGCCGGGGGTGAAGCAGAATGAGCTCGCGACTCGCTTTGGCGTGACGGTTCCTTGGATCAGCCGAATTATTGGCTCGGATGCTTTTCAAGGCGCACTGGCGAAGCGGAGGGAGGAGCTCACCGACCCTTTTCTCGTAGCGACTCTGGAGGAGCGGATGACCGGAGTCGCAATGCAGGCGCTTGATGTGATTGGGGAGAAGCTTGCTCTAACGCAGAACGTCGATGTGGCGTTGAAGGCTTATGATATTTCGATGAAGGCTCTAGGCTTCGGCGCAAAAACAGGCTCGAATACGTCTATTCAGAATAACTTTGTAGTCGCCCTCCCGCCGAAGGCGCTTAACTCCACCGACTGGGCGAAGTCTCACGGCGGAGGCGACGGGCATACGATTGAACGTAAATCTTTCACATCCACGACCAATCACGACCCGCTTGAGCAGCCGGAGGCTATGAAGATCGTGAAAGACTCCGATGTCTGATCAAACTGTTCTCTGGTCTCCCCAACCCGGCCCTCAAACCGCGTTGCTGGAGTGCCCGATATTCGAGGTCTTTTACGGCGGAGCTCGAGGCGGGGGGAAAACAGAATCCTCCATCGGTGACTGGCTACAACACTCTTCCGAATATGGCGAAGGCGCGATTGGCATCTTCGTCCGGCGGAAATTCAAGCAGCTTGCCGAAGTCATCGCTCGGACGAAGCAGATATTTCCAAAACTCGGCGCGAAGTATAACGAGCAAAAAGCTGAATGGCGGATGGGAAATGGCGCTCGGCTCAAATTCGTCTATTTAGAAAGAGACTCTGATGCGGAAGAATACCAAGGACATAACTACACCCGAGTCTACGTGGAGGAGGTTACTAACTTCCCTTCACCATCTCCTGTTGATAAGCTGCGCGCTACTCTTCGATCTGGCACTGGTGTTCCTGTCGGTATGCGGCTTACTGGTAACCCTGGAGGTCCTGGGCATAACTGGGTGAAAAAGCGTTACATTGACCCCTGCAAAACAGGGTTTAAAGTCATAGCGGAGGAGTGCGAAATTGAAATCGACGGGGTTAAGCAAACTGTCAAACTCGAAAGAGTCTTCATCCCGTCAAAACTTGGTGATAACGTCTTACTAATCCGAAATGACCCGACTTACGTCCTACGCCTCCGACAGTCCGGTTCGGAGCAGCTTGTCAAGGCATGGTTAGAAGGTAACTGGGACATTGTAGACGGAGCATTTTTCGATGAATTTAGTGAAGCCCTTCACGTTAAGCCAAATTCAATCATTTCAGCCATTACTCCGCAGACTATCCGGTTCCGATCTTTCGATTGGGGTTCCGCCCGACCGTTTTCGGTGGGATGGTATGCGATATGTGATGGACTCTGGCCTCGGGAAAACCCCCTTCCCCATGGAGCTATTTTTAAATACCGAGAATGGTATGGAGCCAAGGGCCCAAACATCGGATTAAAAATGACCGCTCGCGAGGTCCAAGAAGGCGTAACAGAGGGCGGAGTTCGCATCTCCGACGGTATACTTCAAATGGAAGAGGGCGAGCGCATCCGCTACGCAGTTGCCGACCCTGCAATCTTCATCCGTAACGGCGGACCCTCCATCGCCGAGAGTATGGCTAAATGCCGCTGGCGGCGGGCGGATAACAAACGCCAAGCAGGTTGGGAAGCCGTGCGACAACGACTTGCCGGCGAAGACGGAGTTCCGATGCTGTATTTCTCCGACCAGTGCGAAGATACTATCCGGACTCTGCCCACCCTCCAGCATGAAGAGAAGAATATCGAAGACCTCGACACCGATGCAGAAGATCACGCGGCGGACGAGCTCCGTTACGCCTGCATGTCCCGTCCTTGGAAGCCCGCCCCTCCAGTCATCGCACAAGGGCTACAAATGCCTCTACTCCCAAATCAAATGACGATAAGCCAACTTGTAGAGCGAAATCGTCAAACTCGTATATTGAAGGAAATAGAAAATGCTTGAAGAAAACGGGTCAGACAAGGCCAAGGATTTCCACAAAAAATGGATGGCGGAAATCTCCGACGCTTTAAAGCGCGAAAAGGCCTATCGCAAGGCGGGACAGGAGTCTGTCGATATTTACGAAGCCAAGCATCCGGAACAAGTCCCGTTTAATATCTTATATTCCAACGTCGAGGTGCTCCAGCCCGCACTTTACAACGCCAAGCCCATTCCTATCGTAACTCGGAAATACAAAGACCCAGACCCTGTAGCCAAGGTCGCGGCGGAGGTTTCTACTCGGTTGTTGAAATACCTCCTCGAAAGCGAGTCCGCTACTTGTGACAGCTTTGACGAGGGGACTCAGGCCGCGGTCCTCGACTGCATCGTGACCAATCGCGGGCTTAACCGCTTCAAATACATGGAAGATAAGTCCTACGCAGGAGAAGGCGTTTACGCCGAGTCAGTCCGATGGGACAAGTTCATTCACGGCTACGCGCGGACTTGGAAAAAAGTCCCTTGGATCGGCTTCGAGTGGGATATGACAAAGGAAGAAGTTGCGGAGAACTTCCCCGACGCTCAGGGCGTAGATTTCAGCAACCTCGCAGAGGATGAGGACGAGTCCAACGACAAGACCGAAACCCACGAGCAACGCTCGGGCGTAAAACTCGCCAAGGTTTACGAGATCTGGGATAAAAACACTCGGACCATGTTCTTCATCTCTGCAATCTTCCCTAACGGCGTTTTACGCTGGACGGAGGACCCTTTAGAACTTGTAAACTTCTACCCTATTCCAAAGCCCCTCAATCTATTCCGCAAAATCACGACTTTAATCCCAACACCTTTATACGAGGTTTACAAATCCCAAGCCCAGGAACTGAACGAAGTCACCCGACGGCTTAAAGCCATTGTAAAAGCCATGAAGGTTCGCGGGATGTATAACAGCACTATTGAGGGAATTGAAAAAGTCCTCATGGCAGAAGACAATACCTTCACACCGGTCGAAAACATGGGCTCTATGCCTGATGGCAGCACCATCGACAAGATGCTCTGGTTCATGCCTTTACAAGAGCTCTCAACCACGGCACAGAACTTATTCTCCGATCGTGAGCGGGTTAAGCAAGTAATCTACGAGATCACCGGCATCTCCGATATTCTTCGCGGAGCTTCTGTAGCTTCCGAAACCGCAACGGCTCAGAATATTAAAAACCAATGGGGGTCTTTGCGGCTTAAGAAAATGCAAAAGGAGGTCCAACGCTATTGCCGTGATGCTCTTGCAATTATGCTGGAAATCGCAGTTACTTCTTTTGACGACAAGACCATCGCAGCCATGACGGGGCTTCCTTTAATGTTTGAGGAAGATAAGAAGAGAATCCAACTCGCCCTTGAACAGGCGCAAACACAACCAACCGATTCACCTCCTCCAGAAGTCGAAAAGGCTATGGCGGCTCCGAGTTGGGAAGTGGTCCTAGAACTCCTCCGTGATGATAAACTCCGGTCATACAAGATTGATATCGAGACTAATTCAACCATCGACGCCGAGGCCGCTCAGGATAAGCAAGACATAGCGGAGTTGCTTAATTCCGTTTCTCAATTCCTAAACGGAGTCGCTCCGCTCATCGAAAAAGGCGTCTTGCCATTCGAGATCGCGAAAGAGATGCTTCTATCAGTCTCCCGCCGCTATACCTTCGGCCCTCAACTCGAAGATGCTCTTCAAATGATGGCAGCGCCTCCAAAACCTGAGGAAGGCCCAGACCCCGCAGAGCAGGCTAAACTTCTCCAACTACAGGAGCAAGCCAAGATCGACCAGCAAAAAGCTCAACTAGAGATGCAAATCATGCAGATGGAGGTCGAGTCGAAAAAAGAACTAGCTCAGCTAGAGTCCCAAATTCAGAGAGAAGAATTTGCGATTAAACAAGCCGAACTCCAACTCCAAAAGGCCGCACTGTCCATGAAACTTCAAGTCCAAGAGCGCCAGCATAAGCTAAAAATGGAAGCCATGAACTCCCAACATGAAGCTTCGGAAAAGAAGGAAGAGTCCGATGCCTCTGTATAATTTTATCTGCGAGTCCGGTCATAAGTTCGAGCGCATGGTCCGGTTAGACGACTTTGACGACTTACAACATTGTGCTTGTCAATCCCCCGCAACCCGCGTTATTAGTCCGGTTAGGTTCTCTGTCGAGAACGTAGGTTACGACTGCCCCGTGACAGGAGAGTGGATTGGCTCTAAAGCTCAGCATGAAAATAACCTTGCAAAACATGGTTGTAGGGTTTACGAGACTGGAGAGACGGAGCAAGCAAAGAAGGCAAAGGCAAGTGCCGATGCGGAATTTGAGAAAGAGTTAGACAAGACAGTGGAAAAAGAGTTTGAGTCCCTATCCTCGGCGAAAAAGGAGGCACTGGCAACAGAGCTTACCGCAGGGGCTGATCTCGGCTACAGCAGGAGTGCCCTATAATGCCGCCTTTTAATGATGATGTAAACCTTGACGACACCAATTCAGAAGAGTTGGACATCTCCGCCGGTTTGGCGGATATAGCCTCAGAGCTTTTTGGGCAGAGTGACGACGCCGAAAGTTCGACTCAACTGGAAGGGGAGGACGCGACTTCGGGGGTCACGCCGACGGAAGCTGATGGCGCTCCTCCCCAAACCGAGTCTGAGGTGAAAGGAGGTGAGCAGCAATCTACTGTAGACGGTGCGGAAACTGGAACGGAAACCCCCTCTGCACCGTCTACTTGGTCTAAAGAAGCCGCAGGAAAGTGGGATAGCGTCGACCCGTCTATCAAGGCGGAAATCCTCAAGCGTGAACAGGATATGTTTAATGGTTTGGAAGCTTACAAAGGTCGAGCCGAAGTCGGTGATCGGTATGAAGGCGTCATTGCTGAGTTCAAGCCCATACTCGAGAGTGAGGGCATCGACCCCGTTGAGATGTTCGGTAATTTCGCGGCCAACCACTATCTGCTCAGTCGAGGGACTGCCGAGCAAAAGCTAACCATAGCAACTAACCTGCTCAATCACTACGGCATCCATCCGAATCTTGTTGCCGAGAACATGGCCAATACTCCAGCGGTCAATCCAGAGGTCGAGGCTTTGAAAGCCAAGATCGCGGAACTCGAAACCGGCGTTAAGTCCATAACCAATCGCGAGCATGAACAAGTTCGCCAATCCTTCGCGCAGCAGGTCAATAACTTTGCCGCCGACCCCGCCCATCCACATTTCGAGGAAGTCAGCGAAGACATAGCGATCTTCCTCAAATCGGGGGTTTGCAAAACCCTCGCCGAAGCCTACGATAAGGCAGTCTACGCCAATCCTGTTACTCGGCAGAAGGAGATCGAACGGATAACATCCGAGACGGTTACCTCCGCACAAGCTCAGGCGCAAACCCGCGAAGATACTAAAGCCCGTCGAAACGCTTCAAATGTGACTGCCATTCCCAAGTCCGCGAACGGAACGGTTCCGGTCGGAACGATGGACGACACGCTCGCAGCTACTCTGGCCGCTATCGAGGCCCGTGGCTAATTATCATATAGAAAGGTAACATTATGCCAAGTCCTAGTGCAACCTTCACCGAGCTGGTTTCCACAACTTTCCGGAACCACTCGAAAGACGTGAAGGACAACATCACCCGCAACAATGCGCTTTATGCGTATATGATGAAAAAGGGTAATTATCGTAAGGAAGATGGCGGTCTGACCATCACAACCCCACTCGATTACAACACAAACGGAACATACCAGCGCTACTCCGGTTATGACGTATTGAACATTCAGCAAAGTGATGTCATCACTGCCGCTGAATACCAATGGCGTCAAATCGCGCTTAACGTCGTAGCTTCTGGCCTTGAAATGCGGGTGAACTCAGGCTCAAATAAGATCTTGTCGCTAGCGAAAGCTCGCATCAAGAACGCTATGCGGACCTTCAAGAACAACTTCTCCTATGACCTTTACAGCGATGGAACCTTGCCAAACCAGATTAACGGTCTGCAAGCTCTAGTCTCCGACACAGGCACAGGTTCAGTTGGCGGTATTGACTCCTCAGCTTGGCCTTTCTGGCAGAATGCTGTTCAATCCGCAGCGGCTCCGTTGCAAGGCGGTGGTGCGATTACGGTATCAGCGACAACGATCGAAGCAGGCATCATGCTTCCATTGTGGTTGAACCAAGTTCGTGGTGACGACAAGCCAGATATCATCCTCGCGTCAAATGACTGGTTCAGCTTCTATGAGGCTTCACAGGTGTCTTTAAAGCGTTATACTGACGATAGCTCTGCTAGCGGTGGCTTCACGACTTTGAAGTATAAAGGCGCTGACGTGATCTTCGACGGCGGTTCGGGCATTCCCGCAGCTCATATGTATTTCCTAAACACAGACTACCTCGAACTTGTAGTTCACAAGGACGCGGACCTGTCGATACAGGAAGATATGAAGCCTTACAACCAAGACGCTGTGGTAATTCCAGTGCTTTGGATGGGTAACTTGTCCGCTACCAATCGTCGCCTCCAAGGCGTAGCGAAAGCGTAATCTGATAGCAGTTATCTTCGAATAACCACTATCAATTTCAATAGAAAGGAAATATAATGCCTTATTCAGCATTAGACAGTCTGGCAGGCTTGCAGCAAATTGCGCTGTTTGGTCTGCCGGATACCACAAGCCGCCAGCAACCCGGAATGCTTATCACTGCTGTTGATAACTATTGGGGAGCTGGAGAGTTTATCTATGTTCGGGCTGCGGCGACTATTCGTCAAGGTGCGACTTGTGCGCTCACTCCGGCTGTAGCCAGTGGTGCTTACCGCTTTGACGCAACGGAAGTCAGCAACACGGCTAACCTTGGCCAGATGGTTGGTATCGCAATGACTCCAATGACTGTCGGCCAGTTTGGCTGGCTTTGCATTTCGGGTGTAGTTCCAGCACTTGCCAACGCTACTGTAGCAGCCAACACTGCTACAGGTATCGTGGCCGCTGGCCAGCTTGGTGCTAACTCCGCCGGTAAGCAGATCGTCAACGCTCGCGTTGTTGCTCCTGCGACTACCACGGTTGTTAAAGCCAACTCGGTCGCAAACTCCGGTTCGAACCGTTTGCAGGTAACAAACTCCGATGGCTGGTTCATCGGTGCTTACCTGTCCGGCACTGGTATCGCGGCAGGGACTACCATAACCGACATCTCGCCGGACGGGACTCAGGTGACGCTAAGTGCTGCGACAACAGCCGCTGTCAACGGCTCGGTCACTGCGACTTACAACAACGCGACAATCTTCTACAACGTGTTGCACATTAACCGTCCATTCGCTCAGGGTGCAATCACCTAAGCGATGTCAAAGGCGACTGTGGTGGAGGTTTTTCCCTTTAATTCTCCACCACAGCGTCACTTTCCAGCCCTGAAAGGTATTTAATATGGAACAACAAGTAAGACCTCCTTATGTCACTTTCGAAGTTCGGTCTATTGAAGATCGTGCAGCAAGTATGGCAGCAGGACATTTCGTCGGCAAAGACGTTAATTACGCCATAGTCACTCCGAGCGGGTCTAAAGATCGCATTGAGAAGGTCGCAGAGGAATGGCTAGACGGCATGGCTGAAGGTGTTCGGCAAGAACGTATTCCGGGAGAGTGGCTTGAAGCCTACACTCGGAAATATAAGATTTGGTGTGAAACTCGTGAAGTTCCCGAGGACGGGACTCCTATCATGAGTTGGCCAGCGCTCAGCCCTTCACAGGCCAAGGCCATTCTCGACGCCAACGTGCGGACTTTGGAAGATCTAGTCGCGGCGAATGAGTCTACCCTAACTGCGATAGGTATGGGATCTCGATCTTTGAAAGAGAAAGCCAAGGCTTGGCTCGACTCAGCCGACACCACAGGCAAAACGGCGGAAGAGTTAAATGACCTCCGCCAGCAAGTTCAAACACTAACCAAATCAGTCGAAACCCTTACAAAAGCGAAGGAAAAGGCTGAAGCCGCTTTGGAAGCTTCACAGGACGAAAAGGACTCTTAACCATGTCGCTGCTGACTGTGATACAAGATCACTGCCGGATACATGCACTTAATGTGCCTAATTCAGTAATCGATGGAGCTGACACCACTGTCCAGCAGCTTCTCGGCATCGCTCAGCAGCTTGTTGATGATATAACAGACGAGTCGAAATTTCAAGGCATTACGCGCGAAGGTAACTTCACAATGATCGCCTCGGAAAGTCAGGGGAAGCTCACAACTCTCGCAAATACAGAAGGGTTTATGTATGCCTACACAGGAACTTTTTTCGACAGAACCCTCCGCCGGCCTCTTTACGGACCTTTGACAGAGATAGAGTGGCAGCAGGTCAAGGCCATACCTAATCCCGGACCTTTCTATAAATTCCGCTTAAGGGGGGATGAGATGCTCATCAATCCCGTCCCCTCCACTCCTTTCAGTCAGGTTTACTTCGAATACGCAAGTTCATGGGCTATTCTCGACAATGACGGAGTTACTTACAAACCTCGATTTGTCGAGGATAGTGACACTTTCGCCCTTCCAGAGAAAATCTTACTTCGTGGTATTATGTATCGCTGGAAGCAGATCAAAGGTCTGCCGTATCAAGCAGATGAGGAGAAATTCTACTCCATGCTGAATAATCACATAGCGCGGAATAAGGTTCCAAGGGATTACAACATTTCCCAAACATCTTTGCCAGATATAAGTCCGGGGATTTTTGTCCCTTCCGGCAACTGGAACGTATAATGCGCGGTCCGAGGCGAGGGCCTTCCCAGCGATCAGGGTATAAGTCAATACCCCAAAACGAAGCTACGGCGCGGACTACTACTGTTCCGGCCCCTGTCGGCGGATGGAATGCAAGGGACTCATTAGCTTCTATGCCTGCCCTTGATGCTGTGGTTATGGATAACTTTTTTCCGGGAACTTCTGACGTGAGTCTACGCCCAGGCTCAAGTAACTGGCTAACCGGACTCCCCTCAAACGCTCGTGCGTTTTTACCTTATAACAAGCCGATTGGGGGCACTCTATTTGTTTCCACCAGCACAGGCATCTATAATGCAACTTCCTCAGGCCCAGCGGGTTCAGCAGTAACTACTTGCACTAATGGGGAATGGAACTCCGTCAGCTTCATCAACACCGCAGGGGCTTTTCTCGTAGCTGTGAATGGGGTAGATAAGCTAAAACTCTACAATGGAACTTCTTGGACTGACGTAGATGCTGTCTCCACGCCAGCTATTTCGGGGGTTGTGACAAGTAATCTCGAAAACCTCTGCATACACAAAAGGCGGCTATGGTTCACAGAAAAATCCTCTATGGACCTTTGGTATTTGGCGACTGATGCTATTGGAGGGGCCGCAACTCGGTTCCCTGTCGGACCTTTATTCGCCCGTGGCGGTAGGGTTGTTGCGGTAGCCAGTTGGACAATCGACGGTGGCAAGGGTGTGGATGACTTGCTCGTTATAGTAAGTTCGGGAGGGGAATTGGCGGTATACCAAGGCACTGATCCAGCATCCACAGCTAACTTTGCTTTAGTCGGTATTTACTATGTTGGGGAGCCTATTGGTAAAAGGTGCCTGACTCGCTATGGTGGAGATTTATTGTATCTCTCAAAACAAGGCTGCTTCCCGCTGTCTAAGCAATTACTATCCGCTACCATTGACAGATCACAAGCAATCAGCTTCAAGATCGACGGAGCATTTTTAGCCGCTACTTCAGCTTATGGAGGTGTTAGTGGTTGGGAGGCTGTGACTTATCCTGACGCTAATGCTCTTATAGTTAATGTGCCTATATCGGCTGATAACGTATCTTATCAATACATAATGAATAATATCACCAAAGCTTGGTGCAGATTTGTCGGTTGGAATGCTCGATGCTTTACGGTATTTAACGGCGAATTATACTTTGCCGGCCAGACTGTTGTAAAAAAAGCTTGGGGAGGGTTGAGTGACTCTGGCTTGCCAATAACCGGACAGATTGCACAGGCTTATAACAAGCTAGGAGTAGGTGGGCAGAAAAATGTAAGCTTGGCGAGAGCAAACGTAGCGGTTGAGGGACAAGCTACGCTGGCCTTAAGTCTCGACGTAGATTATAAAGACAACACATCCTCTACCCAAAATACCTATCTCCCCTCGCTGAATATGAGTCTATGGAACACAAGTTTGTGGGATACAGCTGTCTGGTCTTCGGGTATAAACTCCGTTGAAAGTAAATGGCTGACTGTTCCGAACGATCTCGGATATTTGTATTCACTGAAGATGCAGCTTGTAACTTCCGCTGCGAGGTTTTCGTGGACCTCCACCGACTTCGCCGTCAGGCCCGCAGGGATTTTATGAAGATAATAGTTACCGGCTACGACAATATCTTCGGCCCGTGGCTGATGGATAAGGTTGAAGGCCATTGGATGCTCAATAAAGGCATTACTATCGGACTTTACGATACAGTGCTTGACTCGCCAGTCGCAGCGGTTTATTACGAGGGATGTAATGGAGCTTCGATCATGCTTCACTGCGCAGGGGAAGGGAAAGCATGGTTAAATAGAGAATTCCTCTGGTATGTTTTTCATTACCCTTTTGAAGAGTTAAAAGTAAACAAAATCATGTCGCCGGTAGAAAGCGACAATACCGATAGCCGAAGGTTTATAGAGCATATTGGATTTAGTCTAGAGGCCACCCTTCAAGACGCCAGCCCGAAAGGGGATTTACTGATTTACACGATTGCTAAATCAGACTGTAAATGGCTTAATTTGAAGGATAAGTATCGTGGGCAAGCCAAAGGCTCCAGCAGCGCCTGATTACACAGCAGCGGCTCAAAAGCAGGGCGAGGCGAATCTTAACTCCGCTCTCGCAACTAATTACTTAAACCAGCCTAATCAGGTCGGTCCGGATGGAAGTTTAACTTTTTCATACGATTATGAGAATGGGCAGAGGCTTCCAGACGGGACAGTAATTCCCCGCACGACTGCGACCACGGCGCTTAGTGAGTCACAGCAAAAGCTGTATGACCAGAACAATCAAATCGCCACAGCATTGAATGACCTTGCGTCGAGAGGGATTGGGTATGTAGACCAAGCCAGTGCAACTCCTGTTGACGTTGGAAGCTTGCCGAAGATGGCGACAGGTCCGCAAGTCCAGTCTATGGATGGCTCGATAACCCCGACAAATCTTACCGGAACTATAGCAAGTGCGGGACCTTTGGCCGGTAGGGTCTCAAATGCCGACTTCCAAAACCAGTATGATTTCTCCAAAGCCTCTCGTGCGCCTACATTTGATGACTTCGCAACGGACAGAGATCGGGTAACCGAAGCTCTTATGTCCCGTATGCGTCCGGAGCTGGAACGGCAGCGACAGTCTCGCGAAACTGTTCTAGCCAATCAAGGGCTCAACATGGGCTCTGATGCCTACCGACGCGAGCAAGAAATTCTCGGCCAAAACGACAATGATGCCTTTATGCAGTCGATACTTGCAGGGACTGGGGAGCAGCAGAGACAATTTACCAATGCTATGAACTTACGTAACCAAGGCGTTGGTGAGGCCATGTCGCAGGGGAGTTTGTTTAACACCGCACAGGCGTCTAAGTTTGGTCAGGATATGGCCGCGGCGGAGCTTACAAACGCACAGCAGCAACAGCAATTCGGGCAGAACGCGGCACAAGCACAGTTTGGTAATGAAGCCGCTGTGCAGGATTTTGCACAGAAACTTCAAGCTCTGCAAGCCGGAAATCAAGCTAGAGAGTCTACGTTTAATCAAGGACTTGCCAGCGGACAGTTCCAAAACCAAGCCAGGGCACAGGCACTTCAGGAAGCGGATTACCTCAAAAATCAGCCACTGAATATGCTGAATGCTCTACGCAGTGGTAATCAGGTTTCAATGCCTCAGTTCGGGAATGTCTCTACAGGAGCTCAAGTAGCCGCAGCCCCTGTCTACGCCGCCACGAACGATCAATACGGAGCGCAGATGGATGCCTATAAAGCCAAGATGGCTAACTTCAGCGCGATGCTTGGGGGGCTTGGTTCCCTCGGCGGGGCGGCTATTGGCAAGTGGGGGAAGTAAATAACTATGCTTAAAGATAATGAAACTCCTACCCTAGCGAATAAAGGGCAAACTCCTTACATCCCTACAGGGTATGAAAGCCTGCAAGGCAGCGTTGCCCGCAAACGTCGTATTGGAGAAGCCCTCATGCAGCAAGGTCTAGCAGGACCGCAGGGCGATGTTCGGTCGTGGGCACAGCTTCTCGGCAGCCTCGCGCAAACATGGGCAGGTAAGTCGATACAGAAAGATGCTGATAAGGAAGAAGCTAGTATTCAAGAGCAGATAAAACAAGAAGTCACTAGAGCCAATCAGGGGTTTGAAGCCGACCTTGCAGCGGGGTTGGAACCTGCACAGCTTGTCCAGAAATGGGGAAGCAATCAGTGGTTGAGAGCTAGACTCGATCCTTATGAGAAAGCACTTGGAGAAGGGCTGAAGAATAAACAAGAATTCAATACTCCGGTTGAGATGCTCGGAGCAGACGGTAAGCCTGTTACTGTTCAAACAAATAAGGCAGGGGACATCCGTCCGGCGACTGGAGGCTTTCAACTCCCTCCTGTTATTACCAATGTTAATGATGTGGCTGTGGCGCTGCAAAGACAGACTCCGGGCACTGTTCTACCACAGAACCTTACCGAGTCCGTCATTCGCGGTCCGGATGGTAAGCCTGTAGTTAACCCCGAGGCACTCTCGGCAAAAGTCAAAGTCGCGGCTGCTGGCGCACCGAACTCTCAAGTTACGGTTAATACCGGCAAAGAGCTCGGCGCTGAAATGGCGACAATGCTGTCGACGAGTTTTGGGCAGGCAGAAGGTGCGATCTCTACCCTCGGGGCTACTGACCGAATAGAAGCTGCCTTGAATACCGGAAAGGCCCGGACTGGTCCTTGGACCGGCTGGAAGAATTACGTAGAGAAAGCCTTTGGAATTAACGCGGAAGGCGTGGCACAGCGTCGAGCGATTGAGCAGGGTATAGCGCAGCTTGGTATTGACGCTAGAAAGGTTCTCGAAGGTCAAGGTGCTGTGTCTAACTCCGAAGCTACAGCTGTGGAAAAAGCCTACTCTGGCAATATTGATGAGATGACGGAAGGTGAAATTCGCATAGTCATTGACGTAGCGCGGAGAGGGGCTAAGTCTAAAGTCGATGCGCATAATCGGCAACTTGAAGCCGCTAGTCGTATTCCCGGAGCGGGAGACTTTATCCCGTCCTTCGAGCTTCCGGAAAAGTATCGCCAGCGGAAAGTTGTTCCGACGAAGCGGACAGACTCCTCGCCAGCGCGAACGGGCCTGCCTCCGAAAGGGGCAACATTGACGTCGAAGTATTCTAAGCTTCTCCCACCACCTAGAGGGAGTCAATAATGTTGTTATCGCCTACAGCCAATGGCCCTGCCGCGTGGCAATCTGGCCCTATTGAAGCTTCTGTCGTGGAGGAAAACCTTCGCAAGATGGCTACGATTGAGGACCAGAATGCCTATCTAGAATCCCTTCCACCAGAAGCTGTGGAGGGTTGGGCGTCATGGAAGGCTTCAGTCGGCCAGACTGAGGGAGTTCCGGCTGACCAGGCTCCACCAGTGTTTGAAGGGACTAATGTTTCTAGACTAGCGCCTCGACGGATGCCGTATATCGAGGCTAATCAAGCTGTTGCTGATGGGCTTGAGTCTACGGTAGACCCTCAACAGCTTAATCAGATGAAATCCATGCAAGCTGCGGCAGATGCAGCTAGCGGTAAACCTTCGAAAGAGCCGGAAGGACTTCCAAGCAAGGGATTGCTCGACAACGACCTTGGAATGTATCTTCGTGCAGCCGCCACAGGTGCTACGGCTTTGCCTGCGCTGCCTATTAACCTGTTCACGAGTATGCTGCCCTTCGGCGGGGATGGGGATGCCGTGGGGGCTATTATAGATCAAACAGGGGCTAAAAGGCCTCAGACCAGAGATGAGCGGATAATGTCCGACATTATCGCAGGGGTTGCGGGTTCGGGGGCGGTTATAGGGGGCGGAAAAGCTCTTGGCAGTTTAGGCTTCAAGGGAGCAGAAAAAAGCCTTGTCGGCAGTCCGGTCTCGCAGCTTATCGGTGGAGGCACTGGAGCGGCTGCGGCAGGGACTGTTCGGGAAGAAGGCGGAAGCCAGACCGAGCAGATTATTGCAGCTTTGCTCGCGGGCGGCATACCTGCAGGAGCCTCGATGGCGAATAGAGCCGCTTTTACGCGAGGGGTTGATAGACCAGCTATGCAAGAGCGTATGGCTAATTTTGAAGCTGCGGGAACTACTCCAACGATCGGACAACTCACTGGCGGGGATAAGGCCCAAGGAACCGAGGCGTTCCTAGCCCAGTTCTACGGCTCAAGTCCGGTGATTAAAAGCCGACTTGCCGCGCAGGAGGAAGCAGTTCTTGGCGCTAACCAAAAGGTCGCGGACAGTCTCGCGCCGCTTGACCTCGCAACGGGCGAACCAGTCCGAATGTCTAAGGCAGAGCTTAATAATCTTATTGAAAATACTTGGAATAACTCCGGCAAGAAAGCCATTAGCCAGACCCGAACGGACTTTGCGAACAACTTAGCGGATAAAGTTAGCCCCCGCGCGGGCGTAGGTATGAGTAGTTTTCAGGATATTACAGATGAGCTTACGGCTATAGACCCCGGAGCCAAGAACTTATCAAAAAATCCTGTATTTAATCCGAATTTGAAGCAGTTTACAGAACTTAAAAATGACTTGAAAAAAGACCTTGCCGCAAGTATAAAATTACAGATCGCTGGCGGCGTTCCCCTAGAACTTGCAAAAGGCAAACTTCCTTTTGAGGCTGTTAGGAAACTTAAAACCCAACTGGGTGCTCAGATGGACAATTCAACTTTTGGGGCACAGAACGTCTCTGAGGCGGAGCAGAGAAGGCTTTTCGGCGCTATTGCAGAGGATATTAAGGCCTTCATTAAAACGCAAGGTGTTGACGCTGAAGCAGCTTTTAATGATTGGAATAAGTGGGAAATTAACTATCATAAAGAAGCGGCTGCCTTGCGATCCGTCTTAGGCAAGAATGGCGGCCGCGACAAGGTATACAAAGCCGCTTTTGCTGGAGTGAATGAAGGTCCTACAATTATTAAATCGGTCTATAACAACCTTGACAAGGGTGCTAGAGATGCTTTAACTAGCGCTTGGCTTTCCAGGGCTATGAAAGTTGTGAATAAAAGCGATCCGGATGAGACTAGCCTTGGCCAAATGTTTGGCAATTATCGCAATATGAGTGATGAAGCTAAGGAAGTTATGTTTGCGCCGGAAGTGCGGGAGCAGCTTGATAAGCTAAACTCTGCTGCACGGACCATCCTGAAATCGGAAAAAGAATTTGGAATGAAGGCCGGAGGACGCTCCGGAAGTCTGGGAGGTCAAGGGCCTATTTACGCAGGAGGGAGTCTAATCTCGTCTGGAATTGGACTTGCCTCTGGGACTACAAGTCTTGCTGCGGGTGCGGAGCCTGCAACAGCCCTCTTTAACACTCTTGCGGCAATCGCAGGAACGGCTGTGGGCGCAAACATCCTCGCCCGTTACATGACCAACCCTAAGACAGTCCGCTGGATGGCGTCTAACGCAAAACTGCCTCCCGCCGCCCTGCCTATCGCAATCAACCTTCTAGGCCAAGAAGCCCGCAAATCACAAGACCCTGATATGATCGAATTTGCAAGGCTCATGGAAGAAGCCTCACAAGATAACGGAGAAGAATAATGCCATTTGACGGTTCTGGAACTTACGCACCTCCAAGTGCTCCGAACTTCCCAGCAATTCCCGGAGCGGTAATAACTGCGGCTTATTACAACACGGTAATCAACGACATATCCAGTGCGCTTACTCTGTGCTTAACTCGCGACGGGCAAAGCAGCCCTTCCGGAGCTGTGGGATGGGCGAATAATAATCTCACTGCGGTAGCAACCTTTGGGGCAGTTACTGGTAATTTCTCCGGAGCCGTTACAGTTGGCGGGACTTTAACCGCCATCGGAAACATCGGGCTTGGCACGTCAACGCCGTCGCTGTATGGCCGCTTTGCAGTTTATCCAGTTACTAGCGCAGGCTCTGAAAACCACATATCAACCGTCGCTGGCTCCGCTGGCGCGTTTACAAGCAATTTGCGTTTGGGTGTGTATTCGCTCAATGGTGCGCTTGGGTGCAGCATTTCGGCAATTGTCAATTATCCATTTAGCACGGCCACGTCGCTTGCATTTGGCACGGCTCCGGGAGGCGCGGCCATTACCGATAGCCCTACCGAAAGAATGCGTATTACTAGCGAAGGCAACGTCGGGATTGGCACGAGTGCGCCGAATTATCGGCTTGCTATAGCATCTAACGATACGACACCCGGCCTCGGATATGCCTTAAGTATCCATGCTAACGCAACTGCGGCAGCAGGTGGGATACAATTTACTAACAGTGGTGCTACTACTCAATGGGGTTTTTTGTCTGCTACGGCGACCTCAGTAACCCTTGACGCCTCCAGCAGCAGCAACTTGGCTTTCCGCACTAACTCTACAGAACGAATGCGTATTACTAGCGAAGGTCAGTTCAGGTGGGGTGCTTCGGCTACTATTGACACGGTATCGTTCCTGCCCTTCCAAGTCACAGGCGGTATAGCGATTGATACGAATACCACAGCCCTCACTACCGCCATATCTTTCTTTAACGGGCAGGGGCCGAACACTCGCGTCGGTTGGATTGGGACAAGTGGCTCTTCGACCAGTTACAATACGTCATCGGACTATCGCCTCAAGAACATTGACGGACCACTGCAGAACAGCGGCGCTTACATCGACGCGCTTAACCCAGTGCAAGGTAACTGGAAAGCAGATGGTAGCCGCTTCATTGGTCTATTGGCTCACGAAGTTCAGGAAGTCTCCGAAACGCCAATCGCCGCGGGTGAGAAGGACGGTAAGGAAATGCAGGCTATGGATTACTCTGCACCTGAACTAATCGCCAACCTTATCGCAGAAATTCAATCGCTCCGTGCCCGCGTGGCACAACTAGAAGGGAATTAAGATATGGTAATCACAAACACTTGGGCTGTAGTTCAGATGGACGCATACCCAGAACTCGACGGCGAAACCGATGTGGTCTTCACTGTGCACTGGACATTAAAGGGCACGGACGGAACATACGCAGGTAGCGTATACGGTTCACAAGGTATCACTATTGATCCAGATGTCCCGTTCACGCCATATGCGTCGCTCACGCAAGCGCAGGTCGTTGGTTGGGTCCAAGATGCACTTGGCGAGGAGCAAGTTGCAAGCTATGAAGCAAATGTGGCGCAGCAGATTGCAAACCAAATCAATCCCCCTGTCGTCACTCTGCCATTACCTTGGAGCAAATAATAATGAATATCAACCTCCTGATGTTGATATTCAAATAGAAAGATTGATACTATCATGATGCCTACGACGGAACAAACTTTAATAGAAGTGGCACTTGCAAAAATGGAAGGCAAACTGGACGTCCTTGTAGCAGGACTTGATCACATTCGCGAGGATTTTCAGCAAAGCCGAACGCAATCAGCTATGCTTGAAAGTCGCGTATCATCGCTTGAGAAGCAGTCGTATATAGACTCTGGCGAAAAGACGGGCATTGCCAAGGTGGTTAAAGTTGTCTACGCTACTTGCGGGCTTGTTGGAACCTCCGCCATCGCGGCTATAGCTAAGTATATATTTTAAGGAGAATTACTATGCCGAAGTTTAGTGTGATCTCTACGCAACGATTGGCAACTTGTAAACCAAAGTTGCGGGAAGTTATGGAAGAAGTTATGAAAACCTTACCGGATGGTATGGATTTCATCGTCTTGGAAGGAGTTCGGTCACGGACTCAGATGATGACGAATTACGGCAAAGGTCGCACGGCAGCACAGCTTGCGGCTAAAGGTATACCAGCCTCCTTCGCTAATCCTAAGGCGAATAGAGTGACTTGGTTGAAAGATCCTTTTGCAAGCTCCCATGCAGCCGACCCGAAGGACGGGTTGTCAAGGGCTGTTGATATTGCACCCTTTCCGATTGATTGGAATGACTCGGAGGGTTTTAACAAACTTGGTAAACATGTTCTAGCCACCGCGAAGCGGTTAAAAATTCCCTTGCGTTGGGGTCGAGACTGGGATATGGATGGCAGGTATGAAGAGAAGGGTGAGACTGATGGTCCGCACTTTGAATTGGTTTAATAAGGAGATTTGATATGATTACTGTAGATTCGAGTGCAAAAAAGACTCTGGCGAAAACCGCTGTGCGGTATGTTGTCGTAGCTGCTGGCGGGGCTTTAGTAGCTCGCGGAGCTATTAGTCAAGACGTAGCAGCGCAACTAGCAGCTCCGGTTACAGAGGTAATCGTGGGCGGGTTAATGGCGCTTGCGGGTTTAATCGGAGGATTGTTTGCGAGTAAGAAGCGGCATTCGGAAGTAAAACTCTTGGCCGATCTGGTTCCAGACGCCGTTGCAAAAATTAAGTAATTCCAAACTGCTAGGGGTTTGAAATTAATAACCCCTAGCAGTTTCCTAAACTATAAGGATTAAAGCTATGCCGACTCCAGTAACAGAAAGCTATACACCACTCCCCCTTGCGATTAATTTTGATGGGGCTGTCTCTAGCGCAAGTTGCACTCTAGCCGGATTTACTTGCGTAATTTCGGGAAGTTTGACTTTGAGGGACAGGGCCGCAGGGTCGGTGTTCGTGGACGCTCTTCCGGTCAGTGCTGGAGTGTATCATCCTTTACCTTATTCCATGCCGAATGGTGCGTATGTAACTCTTACCGGAGGGGCTAAGGGCACGATTGCGTGGACAAGTTAAATGTTGTTGCTTTTGCGTCTACAGACGAGAGCGAGTCCGCCGGTCAACACCGCGCTTCCCGTAATTTCGCAGACTGGTTCGGTGCTATCGGTGACAACGGGCACATGGACGGGCGATGCGCCGATTGCGTATGCGTATCAGTTCACGCGCAACGGAACGCCTATTAGCGGCGCGACGGCTTCAACTTACACCATCCCGGACGCTGACTTGAACGCCTTGTTTGGCTGTATTGTCACGGCGACAAATGTGCACGGCAATGCCAGCGCGGCGGCGGCGCTTCTTTATGTTGGCGTGATGGATGTATTGTCCGTGGCTCCAGCGGTCAATTATGAGTTGCGCCGTGAAAGCCGCAGCTACACTGGCCTCAATAAACGTGTGCGTCGTTCGAGTGACAATGCGGAAGCCAATTTCGGCTTTGCTACGGCAGCGCAAACACGCACGAACCTTGCGGCGATTCCGATTAACGATAATAGTGGCAGCACGATTTCCGGCGTCACGAGGACGACGATTGGCACGGGCACCGAGTTTGGGCAGCCGTATATTGATGTTCGCTGGCAAGGCACGGCTGGTGGTGCTGGGGCCTTACAGTTTATTCACGGCGCAATAAACGTTCCGTTTAACCCGGCAATTCACGCGCCTGCTACGCCGGGGCTAACTTATACGACTTCGGTTGGGTTTCGCTTAGTAAGCGGGACAGCACCAGTTGGAACACCTACGCTCCGGGCTATGATGATAACTAATGGCGGTAGCTTTACGTCCGGCACATCCCGCGCGATTTCAAACCCAACCGCAACATTACAGAGAAACGCATCAGTAGATATTGCTACGGCTAATACGGCCTATATCGCGCCTAACATTAATTTTCCAGTCGGCAATGGCGAGGTCGTTGATTTCACCGTGCGCTTTTACGCCGCCAATGTCGAACTTGGTGTTGGCAATGCGCGCCCGCTTTTGCAGCGCAATGTTCCGGAAACGATTGCCGATATTGGCGAACTTGACGCCGAGGCGCTGCTTAATTTTGTCGGTAATGGCAACGGCTTTATCACCATTTTGCATGACAAAAGCGGCAATGGTCGCAATGCCACGCAAACGACGCCAGCTAATCAGCCGCGCATTGTCAGCAATGGGGCGATGATAACTGCGGGCGGAAAGCCTGCCATATTGTTTGATGGCGTGGATGATTATTTAGCTGCCCCTGTTCCGCTTATTGACACAACGCACAGTCTGTTTGCTCTATTCACACCGACGATTGAAAATGTAACCGGGTCTTTGTTTGGGCAGTGGTCTGCTGGCCAAACTGGCCGTTTTACAATTCTTGTAAACCAAATTTCAAGCGGAGTTGCGTCGGCTGGGTTTTTGAACCTATTCAACTCTTCAGCGACGCAAGGCGGAGGCAGTGGTGGTCTCGCCACAGAGGTTGCTATTTCAAATACACCCACTTTAATCACGTCTATATCAACCACCGGAAGCGAGCAGTGGAAACTGTTTAAGAACGGCGCGGAATGGGATAGCGCAACAATTACGTCCGTCTTTACGGGGGTCAATAGCGCGATAGGTTCGTTGAATGGACTTGGATCATCGTTACCATTTGACGGCACTTTTTCAGGATTGACTTCGTTCCCCTCCGTCCTTTCCACCGACCGCCAAACCCTTGAGCGCAACCGTGGCGCTTATTACGGCATACCAATCACATAGGAGGTCCAGATGAAAATCATCCAATTTATTCTGCTTCACGCAGAGACCGCAGAAGAGCTAAAACAGCGCATTCTGCATCAAGCAAACATATGGGCAGGTTTCAATTATCTGCGCGAAGATGACCCAGACTATT